TGATATTAGCATCAAGGCATACAACAAGGTTTCCGCTGTTACACTTTGATGAGGACACAGGTCTTAACAGACCTTTAAGATATGCAAGAAACCAGAACTCTCCATTTCAAGATGAGCAAGACGACAATGCTATTGTTGAGCCAATTGTATTTGAAGATGGATTCTTACACGTGCCAAAGAATAATCAGGTACTTCAAAAGTTCATGGACTTACATCCAGGGAAAGGAAGAGTATTTGTTGAGGTTAATAAAGCAAAAGAAGCTGCTGATCTTGTAGAAGATTTAAACTTAGAAGTGGATGCTTTAATAGAAGCTAGACAACTAACGGTTGAACAAGTTGAAAATGTGGCTAGAGTTTTATTTCAAAAAGATGTTTCTAAAGTTACTACTGCTGAACTTAAAAGAGATATATTAATTTTTGCAAAGCAACAACCAGCAGGTTTTATGAATCTTTTAAAAGATCCTGCTTTAAAATTTAATGCAGACATTCAAAATATGTTGGATAAAAACTTAATACAGCTTAGAAATAATAAAAAAGAGGTATGGTTTAATACAGATTCAAATAAAAAGAAAATGTGTAATATACCATACGGAGAAGATCCGTTATTTATAATAGGTTCTTATTTTCAAAGTGATGATGGTTTGGAGTCTTATAAGCATTTAAAAGCATTAGCAAAAAATTCGTAACTTTGCCGTAAGTTTAACTATTAATTTTTTTACAATGCAAAAATTTTTAAATATCCCAGTAACTAATGAGCAAAACCAATTGGTAGCCGTTAGTGGAATTGTGTTAATAGAACAAGCTTCTACTACTACAGTCGTAATTACTTATGATGGTGGAAAAGCAACAACTATTACTCACGCAACAGCAGGTGCGGGAGATGAAACGCAAAGAGATGCAATACAAGACGCAGTTGTGGCAGCATTAACTACTTCTTGGACAAACCCAGCGTATAATGTAGATGACCTACCTTATGCTGTAAGTGGAATAGCAGTCTCATAACGATTTAATCCTTCCTTTACTATCGACAGCGAGAAAGCACCTAAATCCTAGGTGCTTTTTTATTTTATGTATCTTTGTAAAAAGATTTTCAAATGATAAATTCTGTAAGAAATACTGTACTTGCTATTATCAACAAGAATAATTACGGTTATATATCGCCCAGTGATTTTAACTTGTTTGCAAAACAAGCTCAGCTAGATATATTTGACGAATATTTTATAAGATATAATCAGCAAATAAATGAAGAAAACGCTAGAATATCGGGAACAGGATATGCTGATATTAAAAAAGGATACGAAGAAGTAATAGACACTTTTTCTATTACATCATTCTTAACTCAGAAAACACAAAATGTTTTCTTTTTACCATCACAATCTACAACAGGTTCTGATTATTATTTACTTAATAAAGTTTTATGTTTTTCTGGAGGTGTTTTAAAAGGAGAAGCAGAGAAGGTTACACACAGCAAAATAACTATGTTAAATAGTTCACTGCTTACATCTCCCTCTACTATATTTCCTGCTTATACCCAAGAAGCTTCTGAGATTACAGTTTATCCTAATACTTTTAATGGTTTAAATGATGTTCAAGCTCAATATATAAGATATCCAAAAGACCCTAAGTGGACATACGTAACTCTTTATGGAGGCGAACCTTTGTTTGACCAGACACAAAATGATTATCAAGATTTTGAGCTACCAATTGATGATTCAAATAATTTAGTAGCTAAGATATTACAGTACGCTGGTATATCAATAAGAGAAGCTGACGTGTTTCAGTTTGGACAAGTGGAAGAACAACAACAAAATAGAACTGATATTTAATTATGGCTTATATAAATCAAAAAAAATATTATACAAATGACGGTGTAAACCCTACTGATTCTAACTGGGGTTCATATCAATACGTTAGTTTAGAAGATATTATTAAAAATTTTCAGTTGATGTATGCTGGCAATCATGCTTTAATAAATAACTCAAATAGATTTAAAATACTATTTCACGCAAAACGTGGTATACAAGAATTAAATTATGATGCCTTCAAAGAAATAAAAGCTTTGGAATTAAAAGTATATGATGACCTGCGATTTGTTTTACCTCCTGATTATGTTAACTGGGTAAAGCTTTATTTATTAAAAGATAACGTGTTAAGAGAATTAACCGAAAATATTCAAGTGCAATCAGCAGTTTCTTTTATTCAATCTGCTACAGCTTCATTTACTTATGATAGTGATAATAATGCAACAGTTGTTGATTCTAATTTAGATACTGAAAGAAAAGATGGCTCGCTCAGAAGTATATATTTAAATGATGAGATAGATGAAAACGTAAACCCTAACGTTTATAATTACGATGCAGATATATATAATTACAGAATAGGAGCTAGATATGGTTTGGAAACTGAAACAGCTAACATAAATCCTACATTTACTATAGATAAAAAAGCTGGTGTTATTAATTTTGATTCTACCATGGCCAACCAACAATGTGTGTTGCAATATATATCAGATGGTATGGAAAATGGTGATGACTCTAAAATAAATGTAAATAAATTATTTGAGGAATACATTTATGCTTACATACAATATGCTATTTTAAATAGTAAATTTGGAGTGCAAGAGTATATCGTTAATAGAGCAAGAAAAAACAAACAAGCTTTATTAAGAAATGCTAAAATCAGATTAAGTAACATTCACCCAAGTAGATTGCTTATGAATCTTAGAGGTGAAGATAAGTGGATAAAATAAAATGGCAAACATTCAAAGAAATTTTATAAGAGGGCGTATGAATAAAAGCCTTGATGAAAGGCTTGTCCCGAATGGAGAGTATGTAGATGCTTTGAATGTAAGGCTTGGTTCTACTGAAGAATCAGAAATAGGAGCGGTTGAAAATTCTAAAGGTAATATACCGCTAACAGAACTTCAATACGTAGATGGAACTAAATTAAGTTCTCAGGCAAAATGTATTGGTGCTTTTGAAGATGGAGCTCAGCTTGTAATATATTGGTTTGTCCACGACCCAGCATTTACTCAAGGAGCTACAGGTAAATTAGATATGATAGTTTCTTATGATGTAGAAACTGGAGAGCTTATTTATCACGTTATTAGTATAGATGATGGAAATGGTATAAACACTACGCTAAACTTCAATCCAAACTTTTTAATAACTGGTGTTGACAAAATAGAAAACCTTTTGTTTTTTACTGACAACACTAATCCTCCAAGAGTTATAAATATTAATAAAAATTATGGAGACCCTAGGCCAGCGGTATTAACAGATGATTTCAATCAAGATGATATACTTGTAATAAAAAAACCACCGACTAGCGCTCCAACTATAGAGCCTTTTAATGTAACAGGTATTACAGATGCTTATCTTGAAGATAAGTTTATATGTTTTGGATATAGATATAAGTACGAAAACAATGAGTATTCTGCTATTTCGCAATTTTCAGAACCTTCATTTACTCCAGGTCAATTTGATTTTAGTTCAAACAGTTATTTGAACGAAGGTATGGTTAATATTACCAATGCGTGTAACATTACTTTCAACACAGGAAGCAGCAAAGTTATTGAGGTGCAACTTGTTTTTAAAGAAGCCAATTCTGACACAATTAAAATCATTGAAAGTTTTAATAAAAAAGAATATGGATGGTTAGATAACGCAAATCAAACTAGAGCATTTACAAATAGAAAAATATTCTCTGTCTTACCTGACTCAGAAATATTTAGAACTTTTGATAACGTACCGCAAAAAGCAAAAGCTCAAACATTAATGGGTAACAGATTAGTATATGGTAATTATGTAGAAGGTTATGATTTTAAAACTGCAGCAGGGTCAAGGGTTAATTTTGAGTTTACAGCCACTACAAAATCAGAAGACATTAATTATACTAGTGTTCCAGATAACGCAACACTGGGCGATACATATACAATAGATTTTACTCCGGCAACCGGACACACTCAAAATGTAGATGACAGTGAGATAAGTATTGATTTTTCTCTATTAGAAGCTAGAGTAAGTCCGATTACAGGAGCTCAAATTCCTAGTCAGTTAGTCGCAGGCACAACCATTACTTTTACTTTTGGAATTGCTTACGGCGCAGACCATATTTCTACAGGGCCAG